CGTAATGGTTTCATTCGCCACTGTTCGTGTACCCATCAACAAGATGGTCAACGTCCTGGAAGGTGTATCGAATAACACGGTATACCCGATGGACGAAGAAGCTATTCGTACCATCATCTACGAATGCTTGAATGAATACATGAAGTTCACATTGCCCAAGATACCTATGGGTGAGAACTGTTCATTCGAGTTCTATCTGGACGATCGATTCAAAGCACTGGCCAGAATCATCAATCCAGCTGTTACTGAGCTTAACCCGAATCCTGATAAGCGCTTGATGATGTTCTTGAATGCCCAGTGGGCAATCGCATGCGCCGAACTCGGTAGACAATTACTCCCAGGGATTCGTGACCTGAATGCACATAACCAAGATGTTGACCAAATCCAGATGTTCCGAGTGGACGACAACAAGACGGGGATGTATGTGTTATCCGGTATCACCTACGATGAAGTGGACTCGGAATCTGAAGAGGGCTTGTGATGTATAGTCTCCACACATACGACGTTGGTATGTTTGGACATATCTTCATTCCTGGTTATCCTTTGCAGTCGATTGGTATCAGCCACTGGATTATTGCGGTGGCTGTTGAGAATGCATTGCGTGATGAAAACAATTCCCTCCCGATCTTTAATGAAATTGATTGGGCGATGGAACATTATTTGAAGGACAACATCTACGCCATAGCAGATGAAACCCTCAGATACATCCGTGAGCAATGCTTTTGTTATTACACCAATGTACACAACTACTTCTTCAAATTCAAACCAATAGAACTGGTCCATACTCCTGATCACAGAAAGGAGGTGGCTGTCGTCTTCAAGGATTCACCATGAAACACCCCGAACCACAACTGACCTACACTGTCCTAGAATCTAACGCGGGTATGAAATTCGCTGAACGATTTATGGAAGAGTCGATGCATGATCCTGAGCGTGATACTTGGGTTGAAGGAAACGTGCCATTGCGCAGGGCACTGGTGAATAAGTTCCAGAAACTAGTAATGGACCTATTCTGTGATGAATTGTTTATGGAGACTATTCTAGAGTCCCCTGATGAAGAACTCTCCCAAGATATGCTCGATACGTTTGCGATCTATCAGGAGTTCATTGCGAAGTTCCCTAACTACGACGTCATTGCAATCATCCCGATGAACCTGGCTGGTACCATTGGATTCGTAGTGCAGAACAAACCTATGAGAAAACAATCATAGGTTCGCAGCAATGACACAAATCACTGACATTACCGAAGGTACTCGGGTGAGCTTTGAAGTTTACCCGACAGCGTACTACGCTAATGAATTCAAAGACGTAACACTTGAAGGGATCGTGACTCCAAAGGTAGCACAACAACTGGGGTTCGATCTGGATGCAACACACCAAAACGTTTATCCGGTACTGACTGCCGCTGGCGTATCCGTACCAAATGACCCACGTCAATACAACTACGCTTACGTCACATTTGACGGAGGCCAGTTTACATTCGTGGGTGTCCCATGTATTCGTCCTGGTACAATCGTATCGTCCGATGGTAAAACATTGACCCTGGTATTCCAGGATCGGGATGACCGTCGTCGTCGTCGTATTCTTGAAGCGATGTCTGCTATTAACGAGACACCGAGTTCGCAAGTTTGGGAATAAAACGCCTCCCTTCGGGGAGGCTTTATGCCGTTTTCTATTGGAGGATTTATGGAACAAACCCACCGTAAGTTTGACCTTAACAACATCGACTTCAGTGCTGAAGAAGTAGAGACCATCGTAAAGCATGTGTTGGACTTGGATTACAGGCCAGCCGGGTGGTACGACTATTCGTTCATCTGGTCAACGGACCATACCGGTAACCGCCATGTCTTCTTACAACTGGGTGATCATGAGCTGGCGTTCCAGGTAGAACATACAACACTCCTTTCTACTATGAAAGATTTCCGAAAAGCATTCGGTGGGGATGGTATCAAAGATGAACAAGTAATCGATAAGCTTGCTCGTTATGATTTCCATCGTGCATTGAAATACCCACTCGTTGCTTACTACCAGAAAAAGATAGCTGAACTGTCGAGGTTCTAATGTGTTTACCCCCACCAGGATTCTTCGGTACACGTCGTAAGACAAAAGCGGGACTCGCTGTTGAACAACATCGTGACCGAGCACGTACCATTCTGAATGCGCTGAAGAAGCACCAACCGAAAAGAGGCAAAAAGAAATAATGGAACCAATCACCGTAGTGGTACCACTGAAAGCTATCAATTTCACCGCTGCTGAAGTCGGTGAGTTCATCCAGCATTACACTGGTCGGTTGCCATCCCGGATGAACGAACTTGAAATCATCTGGCATCTAAATCAGAAAATGGATCGTTGGATTTCCATTCGCGTAGCTGGTACCGAATACGTAACAAAACAGTTCGAACCTCACTACCGCGAAAACCTGATGCAGGTTTGTCAGTGGTGGTTGGATAAACCAGATCATGCAGCAGCCATAGATGTCAAGCGTTTTATTGCATTGGGTTTGACCGAAGCATACAAGGAAAAAATCCAAGGGTTGTGGGACCGATAAAGGAATACGTACAAGCGTAATACTCTGTGAATGTTTGTTGATTGATACTCTTGAAAGTGCTACTTCGGTAGCACTATTTTTTCCTGAGAATCAGACAACACCTACAGAGGTGTACGAATGGCACTGCCAGAATTTCCTAACCCTTTTATGTTGCCTGTGTCCGCGTACGCGCGTGACCTTGACATCATTGAAGGTGCAATTGCTGACAACGCAAGGTACTTGCAACTGATGACACAAGCACCGTACGAACAATGTGCGGTGTGGGTGCGTGAACAATTCCGTACTAACGGACAGTTCCCGCTAGTCGATCCCAAGACGTATGTTCTCGACAAGAACATGCAGGGTGATCGTTCGAAGAAAGTAACCACGTTTATGGGTTTCCTAAAACGTGTTGAGAAACAAAACTTGCTGTTGTCGCCATCGTTGACAGCATACCTACCAGAATCGGTTCGTCAATCGACTCACGCCATCTATATTAAAGAAGGTGTGGCAAACCGTAAGAAGGTTAAAGGTCAGCAGATGGATGCTGAGATGGCTGGTGACTTTGAACTTGCACAAGTCCGAAAGGGTGAGCAAGAGAACTTCAAAATTAACAATAACTCCTACTCAGGAGCTACGGTTAGTGCCGCCACCATTCTGTATTACAAATCTACTCACTCCTCATTGACTTCGACTTGCCGGACCGCAACGTCCTATGCAAACGCAAACAACGAGAAG